AACCGCCCGACGACTTTTTCAGTGAGATTGTTACGCGAACTGCTACCACGCAGGGTAAAGTTCTATGTTCGTTTACACCGCTTAAAGGTCTCAACGGCCTTGTAAGTAAATTTTGGAACAATGAAGAAGGCTATGAATACATTCGTGTGAGTTGGGATGATGTTCCTGAATATAGTCCATGGGGAGAGCCATTCTTATTGAAAGAAACACGACGCCAATTAGAACGAGACTACTTACCACACGAACGAGAAGCACGTATTGCTGGCCGACCTGTAATGGGCAAAGGTGCTGTGTTTCAAATTGGTGATTGGCCTATATACAAATCCGGTCAATTCAATTTTACTGAAATGCCAAACATACACAGAGTCATTGCTCTTGACTTGGGCTTGGTCAATGACAAAACAGTTATTAGTTTAATGTATTGGGATCCATATGAAAAAACTGCTTATTTACATAGACAGATTGTTGTGCAGGGCATTGAAGAAGCAGTCCCCACTCAATATATCAATCATCTCCTTCGTCCTGAAGTGTTTGGTACTCCTATTGTTCTTCCTGCTGACGCAAGCACTCCTGGCAGATACACTATGAGTGCAAGTAGTATTCGTGAATTGTTTGAAAGTTATGAACTTAATGTCTATGAACGAGCAATTATGAATCCTGCTGACAGTCAAGGGCGTGTGACTAATCACAAAAGTTATGGCATTAATCAAATGAGACAAATGCTGGAAGTTGGCAGTTTAATGGTCAATGAAAATTGCGTTCAATTCTTGAGTGAAGCAAATAATTACTATGTAGATGAAAAAGGCAGATTCAGTGATCCAGATGATTGTATTGACAGTGCTCGCTATGCATTATTGGCCTGCCTTCAAGGCATAGCAGAACCTTGGGACAACAGAACTCCAGCAGAACGAATGGCAGCACAGAGACATAGATACGTTCGTCGTGATGATCAACAAAAACCCGCTTGGAAGAAAACTTACAACGCAGAATAAGGAATAGAATATGGAACGAAATGTAATTAACAATGAAGATTATAAACTCAAAGTACGCAAGACTTGGGTAGCCGCAACAGAAGTTTGGCATATTGAATTGTTTAGTCAAAGTGTATTGGACACAAGATTCGAAATGTTTTTAACAGACTTTGAATTACAAAAATTCAAGGACGCACTATAATGTTTATATGTGCCATAGAAGAAAACACAATGATATTATGCGAACGACATGCACAGGCATTTGAAGCAGCGGCATTAATAGCAAAAACACCACACACAATATATGAACTGGAAGATGAAGATGCAGAACATGCAGTATGCCATGCCTGTGATCTACAAGACGAACTAACTCGTCCCCAAATTATTTTGCCAGGAGAATTTTAATGAGTTATATAGTATCAGCATTGCCACCTATTAAATGTTTTGTCAAACGTGAGTTTCTTTATAACTTTGAAAAGGGTCATGGAGAACTAGAACCTGCAATATGGGTCAGCATCAAAGCACTGCGTGGACAAGTGTTTCGCATTGAAAGTTTGTTGCCCAACTACGGTGCGCTGTATGACAAACTGCCAATACACGCTTATGTATGGCGGAAAGATCACACAGGCACATTGCCCATTGACCAGTTGCAGTTATGGGACTGCATGGGCTATCGCTTTACAGTCATTGAAAAGATAGGACTGCGTAATCTAGGTGTTAAGTTTTTAGGCAAAGACAAGTCTTGGCATTATGGCACGTATTTGTTCACAGTGGACTTCTGTGCTGAAGGCATGGATGTGGACACTGGTTTCACAGAAGTTGCTGAAGAACATAAATCATTTAATTTTATTAAATTAGAAAATGGACAGTTTGCAGTGCAACCCAACAACAGATGTCTGTGGTATGATCAAAGTTTGATTCCCAGTGATGTCAAGTTTCCTGATTTTCAAGCCGCACAGAATTTATGGACAGTGGATGGCACACGCAAGTGGACTGCGGGCAGTGACTGGTTTTACAGCATTGACGAAAGAAAGTCTGATTAAAATAACGCTAAATAATACATTAGTTAAGGAAACCCCATAATGTTGGATATAAAGAACACGGTCATACAAGACATCAACCAGAATAAGAAACTTAACCACAATTTCGTGCGTATGAAAAATATGATGGAAACAAAGATGGCCAGTTACTTGCGTTATTTAGGCACAAAAAATGCCATAAACAGAGCCAGCGACTATCACTATCTGTGTTTGGCAGTAAATGAAAGTACAGCACCTGTAAATGGCATTGATTATATTCACCCCACAGTTAAACCTGTAGTGGATTATGCCACAGCAGTTATCACCAAAGGACTTATGCCCAATGGTGAAATTAACTTTGAATTTGTGGCAGACGATGAGGCAGATGAAGTGGCCGCACGACAGGCAACCAGCATGGTCAGTAAAGTTGTTAATCAAATGAATGATCCACACTTTATTCTAGAGCGTTGGGTCATGGATGCTGCCATGCACAAAAATGGCATGATGATGATTAAACCAGTGCGTGAACAAATTGTTCGTTATGTAGAAACAGAAGGCACTGACGAACAACTACGTGCCTATGAACAACAGGCAGCAGATTCTGGACTAACAACACTGCGTCAAAGCAAAAGACAAACAACTGTTATGATGGAACGTGCCATGGCAGAGATACAGCAGTTATTGGGTGAACAACAAACTGAATTGGCCAATGAATTAATGGACAAACACGTGGCCAGTATGCGTAACACAGATGATGACGGCAATTATGCAGAATTGGCTTCAGGACAGGCAGAAGTATTGGCAAGTCAAGTCACTGGACAAGAAGAAATTATCAATGCCGCTATCAAACGCAACACAATTTATCGTGCCAAATACAAAATTACAGGCTATGGATTAAACATCAAGTTTCATCCCATTGCTCAACACTATTGGATCTGTGATCCCACTGTGCCAGAAATAAAGGATCAACCATTCTGTGGTTATTACGATCCAATGACAATTCAAGAAGCCACAGACTTATATCCAGACATTAATTTAGAAGAATTTAGAAGTCACGCTGAATACAATCAAAGTGGTGCTTACCAAGCAGGCGCAGTGTTAAACAACTTGGCCATACACGCACGTGACTCAGTGCCCATCATGGGTGTTCCAGTCAGCAGTGCTGCCAGTGCAGATCCAGACAGTAGACAAGTAAGTATTGTCACAGTATGGAACCGCTTTGACATTGATGGTGACGGTGAATTAGAATTAATTGAAATTATCTATTCAGGCAGTTATATTATATCAGCACGTGAAGTAGAATTTATTCCTGTGGCCAACATTTGTCCAAAACCCTTGCCAAATAATTTCTATGGATTTAGCATTGCTGAATCAGTTATTCCCATGCAAGAATATTCAACTTCAGCGGCACGTGCTGAAATACAATTGGGTCTATTAACAGCCACACCACGTATTGGTGTCAAGCCAGACAGAGTTGACTTTGAAATGATGCAGGATGGCGAAGCCGCTATCTTTATTTTAGATTCAAAGTTTGATCCTGCCAAAGACATATATCAAATTCCTCCTCCAAGTGGTAATTTAAACTTCTTGGAAGTTGCTATGAATCGCATACAACAAGACACAATGGCCATGGTAGGTATGACTACTCCGCAGGATGTATTCAATCCAGAAGTCATGGCTGCTGGTAATTCAGGTGTTAAACTACAAATGGCACTGACACCAAATCAAATTATTCAAGACAACACAGTTCGCAATGCCGCAGAAGGATTAAAAGAAGCATTGTATTTGATATGGCGCACATTGATACAGTATGGTGACGACTATGGCGTTAAGAAATTGGCTGCCAGTTGCACACCCAGCAAGCAACCAGTGTTTTTAGACTTTCAAGCCTGGGATGATATGACCAGCATGGTTGATCGCAAACAACTACAGTTAGAACTAGCAGTGGGCATGTTAAGTGAAGAAAACGCATTGAATAGACTGCAAATTATACAAAAAGCACAAACTGGTCTAATGCAAACAGCGCAGGCCATGGTTCAACAAGGAACCATGACACCTGAAATGTATAAGAAAGTTAAAAAGCCATTTGCTGACACACTGTACACCTTGGGTGTTAAAAACTGTGATAGTTATTTGCCAACAGATGAAGAAATTGCACAAATGATGATGCAAGCACAAAAAGCACAGGCCGGTAAAGGTCCTAATGCACAAGACAAGAAATATCTTGCTGATGCTGAATTAGCACAGGTAAGAGCACAACAGATTGCCGCTGAAGTTGCAGGCCAAGATGCTGAAAGTCAATTAGACTTTATGGCCATGGCCATGGGCACACCAAAGGTTTATTCTTAACGCTAAATAACATATAATAGAATAGAATAGAATGATAGAACAAGACACAATTGAATTTTATAACAATAGACTGACATTAGATATAAGTCAACCCAGTAAATTGACCACAAGTCAACGAGACCAGGTTAGACATTATGGCAGTCAAGCAGAAGTATTATTGAAGAATAAAGAGTTGGCACTTTTTATTCATCATTTTAAATTTAGTTTGGCAGATGAACTTGCGTCCATTCGCAGTCATACGCTGGACGACAATGCTCGTAGAATTGCCATAAGCAATGAATTATCGGGCATTGATAGTTTTGTGAATAGCCTAAAGAGGGCTGTTTACTTAAAAAACCGTATTGGTAACACTGAACAAGTGCCCAATGCTTAATAAGGAAATATAAATGGAAACAACGACAAGTCCTAACACTGACACCAGTGCGGCCGCAAGTCAAAGTGCAGTACCAAGTTTAGACTCAATAGCCGCTAAAATGACCGCAATGCGTAATCAAATTAGTCCTACTGAACCCACTGCAACAGGAGTAGATACGTCGGGAGATGAATCTAAGCCTGTGGCTGCCAGAAATTCTGGTGCCGAAGTTGATGAACTCAACACTGAAGAATATGCCAGCGACGATCAAGAAGCGACTGCCCAGGAAACTGTAAGCACCGATAGTAATGATTCAACAGCAGACGAACTAATAGATTTCGTTGAATTTGCAGAGACTAATCCCAATGCCAAATTCAAATTCATGAAGAATGGAAAAGAAGTCGTAGTTGATGCCAAGAAAGCCGCAGCAATTTTAGGTCAGGGATCAGCAATACACGAAGAAGCAAGACAGTTGAAAGTGGAGCGAGCCGAATTTGATGAATACATCAATGAATCGAAATCACGCCAAGATCAACTTACTCTAGCAATGGAATTTACAGTTCAACCTAAATTGAGAAAAGCATTTGATGAAATTGTTAAAACACAGAATTATCAAAATACATTTCAACAACAGTTGGCACAGGCAACAGATCCCAGCCAAATAGCAAGGATCCAAGCAAACATGGCACAGAATGAACAGTACATTAGACAGCAACAAAAGAGCATTAATCGTTTGCAGCCTGCTATTGAACAGTTCAAACAAATTCGCAGTCAGCAAGTAGGTGAGGCTTTAGTCACTGCTCGTAAAAACTTCCAAGATAAGGAATTAAAAAACGAGTATGTATACAAAGAACTTCGTGAGAAGATCGAAAAAGTCTACCCTGGAGCAAAGCGCGAAATAGTGCCTGGAATTCCCAACATTGATCTTATCGCCAGCGATGAGGCTTTGTTAAGTTTGGTGCGTGATGGTTTGAAATATAGAGACAAACCCAGCACTAAATCTGCAGGAGCAAGTATGGCAGCGTTGACTAACAGAAAAGGCAGTTCAAACACCAACAAAGGTCCAAATGATAATATTGAGAAACTTCGTGAACAAGCCAATCGAGGCGATAAAAAAGCCTCGGACAATCTCTTAGTAGCACAACTCAGTAGAATTCGTGCAAGCAGAGGTGGTAGGTAATTTAATATAAGGAGCCAAAAATGGCATTTATTTCAACTACAAACATTGGCAATGGTACTGGTGCGTTTGCAACTGACATCGTTGTCAAAGATTTGGACCTAGATGTGTCCAACCGCGTAAAAGACGATACACCTGTTTTAAACATGTGTATGAGTAAAAAACGCAAAGTCAACAGCACACAACCATTGTGGACTGATGACATTTATCGTTTGCCAGCAGTTAATGCTGTGCAAGAAGGTGCAAGCGTTAGTGCTAACTTTGCAGAAGCAAATCAGCGTTACAACTTGAACAACTTCACACAGATCTTCCAAACTACGATTGGTGCCACTGGTACTGCTCGTGCTGTTATGCAATCTGGTGGTGATCCACAGGCTTATCAAGAAGTCAAGCAGTTGATCGAATTGATGTTTGACGTTGAGCAACAATTAGTTCGTAGTGACCAAATTGGAACTCAGTATTCAGGTCAAACTGGTACTGCAACTGGTAACAGCCAAACTACAGCAGGTAGTCAAAACACCAGTGGTCGTCGCATGGGTTCATTGGCAAGTTATGCTGGTACTATGAGTTTCGGCACAGTGTCTGGCACAGAAGCAGGTTTGGTAACAAACTACAACAATCCAAGCAGTGACTCAAGTTCTACAACATTGAGCCAGTTGAGTGGTAGCCCCAGTGGTGTTAACGCATTATACGTTGTTGCCAATGGTAATTACTACTACACTGCACAAGGTTCAGGTTTCTTGAACCAAGTTTTCAGTCCAGTGTTATACAAGCAATTGGTTACCACTGCTGAACAGCGTTACAATGCTAAGATCCGTTGTATGGTTGTTCCTACAAGTCTACGCACAACTATCAGTGACAACATTGTTAGTTCTAACACCAGCGTAAACCGTCGTAATGTTGAGCGTGGTGACACGATTCAAACATACGAAGGAGATTTTTCCTATACTTACGAAATCTATGATTCTTGGATCATGGACCAAAGTGGTACTACTAACAGCATCTACTTCTTGAATGAAGAAGTTGTTCAATGGGGTTCATTGCGTGACCTAGGTCCCAATAATGAAGTTTTTTCGAGCGCGGATGCAAGTTTGGATCAATTTTTGATGGAGGGGACGCTTCTGGTAAGAAATCCGGCTGGCGTTGCAATGTTAAACAACATCACTACTGGTTCAACAATCGTTACTACTCCACGTGCAAGTGGACTAGTCCGTCGTGTAAACGCTGGACCTGGTGCAGTTTAAATCTTATAAGATTTAACAACGACAAAGGGCTGCTTCGGTGGCCCTTTTTTTGTATAAATAATAATATGAACGATATAAATCAACCCGAATACTTAGATGACACTGACCCAGAAAAAAATTATAATTACTGGCGTCAAGACCATGGTGGAACTGTTACCAATCACAATGGCGTAGCAGATAAATTATTAAAAAACGACAAGTTATACAATGCCATGAAAGGCAATTGGACTCGCAGTGATTTTAATAAAAGCGGTAATATTAAAGTTACCACAGGCCGCGAAGATGGTAAATTTTACATTCAACGCGAACAACTGAATATAAAAGCAGTGATAGACGGCGTTAAAGAATACAGAACAATGGCAGAAAAAGGCGTGACAGATCCTTTGGGTCCATACATGCCGGATGGCACAGTTGGTTGGAAATGGATAGATTTGCCCACAGTGGTTGCTGTGAAAATCAGTGATGATTATTTTGGCGGCATGCCATGGCATACACTTAAACATGATACCACATTAAAAGCACAGTTTTACAAAGTTGTGGAAACAGAGTATCCACAGTTTGTGTGCTACCCACATGGCAAATTGCCAATACCCATTAATGTTCCCTATCCCACAAAACAGGGGCAACAAAGATTCTTTAAAGGACACTAATCATGTTTGTAATACCCACAGCAGATGACCTAGTAACGTTTATTCAAGACTTTACTGGCAGCACCAATGATGCAGAAATCAAACAATGTATATTTCTTGCTGAATTATCAATGCGTAACATTGAACTGCCTGCACTACGCAGTGATCCGTACGCAGTAGAAAACATTGGCATAGGCGATCAAAACGGCCGCATTGATATTCCTGGTGATATGAACAAGCCCATTGTGTTTTTTAGACAGGGCAATCAAGTCACAACTTCTGCCACTGCAACAGGTGTCAGTGCGGCATTCACAATAACATTAACATCCAATCCTGGACAAAACATATCAACTGGTATGGTAGTGTCAGGCACTGGTATTGCTTCTGGAGCAACTGTTGCCAGTCCTGGCGGCGGCAGCATTGGCAGCGTAGTTACATTGAGTGTGGCCAACTCAGGCACAGTCAGCGGAACAATAACATTTTCAACGCCAGCAGGCAATACCACAGGCAATGGTCCTTTTCTAGTGTATGATCGCATTGGTGACAGAGACATTATCAGTCAAGGCCTGTTGGCACAACTGTACATGCAACCATTCAACGTGCCACAGGTTATTCGTGGCAAGTTCAGTGAAGTTTATAACCAATATCAATTCCTGCCACTAATTGGTGCTGGAACTGCTGTTAATTTGTATTATTATAAAGCATGGCCTTTGTTGTTTAGTCCAGTAGAAGACACTGTTATTAGCACAACTGGCACAGTGGGCAGTATCAGTGGTTCAGGTCCTTGGGCAGCCAGCATAACAGGTATGGTCAGTAACACAGGTTTAAATGTAGGTGATCAAATATCTGCTGTAAATGGTGTAGGTAGTCTGGGTGGCGGTGGCGTCTTTGTAGTGGCCAGTTTAGTTGGCACAACAGGAATTACATTTACTGCCACAGGCGGCACAACTCCTGTTAACGGCTCAATCACTGATATTACTTTAACCAATCAAACAGTTCAAACCAACGCGGTATTGAATACTTGGGCAGAAGGTTATGTATATGCTACTCTGCGTGAATATTACATTAAAAGACACAACAATGAAGATGCTCAAGTATATTCACAGAAATATGAAAATGCTTATAACATTGTAGAAGATCAAAACAGCAAAGGTAAATGGAGTGGAGGTCATACAAAATTGACCTCAGTATGGCAACCACGAATTTATCGTCAATACAACATTAGATAAGGACAACACATGCCAAGTTTATATCAAGCAACTCCTGAAACGGGCACAGTGTCTAGTGCCAACAGCACTAGTTTATACAGCAACACCACTGATTTTACCACTGGCATAGTTACCAGCAGTGTTTCAAGCGTGAATGGCGGCCTAGGTGTAACTGTAAATCCAATAACTGGCAATGTGCTGGTCAGTATTGGACAAGATGTTGCAACAACTGCCAACGTGACATTTGCCGACGTCACTGCCACAGGTAATTTAAGCAACGCATATTACACATTGGCCAATGCACTGGGTACCAATGGACAAGTATTAACCACAGATGGTGCTGGCACAACAACATGGACAACACCAAGCAGTCTAGGACTTGTCAGCAGTGTAACTGGCAGTGGCGCTGGCATTAGTGTAAGCCCAACAACTGGTGCAGTCATTGTGTCAAACACTGGCGTAACCAGTGTTGTAGCAGGAACAAATATATCAATCAGTGGTGCTACTGGTGCAGTAACCATCAATTCAACAAGTGCTTCTGTGCCCAGTGGCACAGCCAAAGGACAAGTATTGTTTTGGACTGGCAGTGCTTGGACTGCCAACAGCACAATTACAACTGATACTACAGCCGCTAGACTGCGTTTAGTAAACAATGTCAGTGGTGATGTTACTGCTGTAGATTTATTAAAACAATACACAACAACTCTTGCTGATGGATCTGCTGTTGCTCAACTATTTGGTTTTACTGACGGTAGTGCTGTGACTCCCCCAACAAATCCAATTTATACACATCGTACAAGAAGTGAATATGACACTGCTGGAAATTACATATATCGTATTCAAACAGATCCTACAGGTAATTTTGCCTCAGGCAGCACAACAATCACTGC